ACCATCTTTATCAAACGCCAACGTAACTAACATGTTCTTATTGTTAATCTTGTTAATTAAGTTGTCTTTCTTAATATTAGTAAGAGCGGTCCCAAATAAAGCATAACTTAGTGCGTTGACTATAGTAGTTTTACCAGTACCGTTACGGCTACCACTATCGTCTCCGCCCATGTCTAAGTTTTCTCCTAGTACAAGGGTTAAATGTTCTTTGCTAAAATCTACAGCTTGAGTTTGGTTGCCCACACTCATAAAGTTTTTTACTGTAAGTTCTTTTATTTTAATCATAGGCTGTTATAAATCGCTAGTAGCGTATTCTTATTATACGTTTCGCTTTCAATATTCACAAGCTGACTGGAAACTATCTGGTCAACGCTTTCAAAAGATTGAACATCGATGTCTGTGTTAATTTCAACTGCTTTTCGTTCTGTAATCAGTGTAAGCTCTCTGATATCGTATTGCGACATAAAGTTTTCTTTAATAAAACTTGCTTCTTCGTAACTGATATCTATATCCAATGTCACACGCAAATGTTGTTTTGGCAGTATCAATGTGTCAGCTTCATCAATCAAGCGACTTAGCGTTACTGTTCTGAACGTTGGTTGTCCAGGCCATGCGTGGTATTCTGGTTGCTTGCCCCACTCTAGTATCATCATTCCACGGTCATCGTCCCACGCATCTGCGTAGTTGTGGGGGAAAGCATTGCCAATGTAGTGCATATTGTTCTTGCTTTGACGCTTATGGAAGTGTCCGCTGAATCCTAACTCGTATCCTTGAAACGCATCTAATTGAATCTCGCCGTGATCTGGCATCTGAACCATAGCGTTCATGTAAAAGTGAGGAAGTTCAAAGTGCCCAAAGATATACTTGGCTTTCTTTTTACCTATTTGTTTCCACTCTTCACCAACAAGCCATGGGCAAAGCGTAACATCGCCTTCTGTCATCGGATGGTGTACAACGGTAATACCAGGGATGTACTTTCCAAATTCAACAGAGTGAATGTCACGCTTGTCTTTATAATAAAGATCATGGTTGCCAGGAAAAAAGAAAAACTGATCAAAGGCATCGCCCAGCTTTTCCAACGCTCTGAGGCTATAATCCATAGTAGTGATATTAAGGCTGTTGCGATTATGATGCCAATCTCCAAGAAATATTCCTGTATCACACCCTTCCTCCTTTGCCTTAGCAATATACCAATCAACAAAGTCTTCGCAATCTTGATTGTGTACTTGACTGTTGCTCTTTAAACCAAAGTGTATGTCTGTAAAACATGCGACCTTTTTAAATAGATTACTCATCCGTTGTCCCTTCTGAATGTCTGCGTAGCGCAGCTTCATGTTCACCTTGTCCAGTTCTTGTATAACTTGGGTTCATACCGTTCATTTCTAAAATATCGTCTCTAATGTTTTGATTACGCTTTTCAATGTTGATAACTCTAACGAATGAATTAGTAACAGCAGCAGTAAAGTAAGCAAAAGGATTATCTGACTTGCTTTCATCGAATTGTAGTCCTATTTGTGTTAGTTGTAAAATGGCTTGGCCCTTCATTTCATCATTGTATGTGTAGCCCCTAACGTTACCACGAGTAGCATATCGTTCGCAGAGTTTAATCATCATGCGAGCTAGGTTGTTGGTTATTGATCCTGCGTCTTTGTCAAACTTGCCGGCTTTTAATCCGCCCTTCCAATGACTTTTTCCAACACATATTAGCTCGTCGTTCTCGTCAAACTTAAAGTGTTGGAATGGTGGAAAGTTAACTTTATCATGTTTGTCAGCAGTACTTTTAGGATTCTTCTTGCGAATACTGTTTGTTGGAACATGCTCGAAAGTCATAATCCTAAAAATTAAATCTGTTTTGGCAATTTTCTTATAGTCAACAGCACAATCTGCTTGTTTGACTTTTTCTCCCGATGCCTTTCTTCGAGCATAATCTTCATCGCCTAGCCGTTTTGCTTTATTTCGCTTGGCTTCTGCTATTGTTCTTATATTAATTTTGTCTACACTGGGCAATATAATGTCATACTGATGGTATTCTGGCTTAGTAAAGCTGCAGTATGAGCTTTTTGATTTGTGTATTTCTAATAATAAATCTTTGTTGTTTAGGTAATTCACCTTTGGTGCTAATGTTGTCATCAAACGTATCTCCGGATTGTTAGATTATAAACTACGTATATTATAAAGTCAAATAAATATATTACCAAAAGGAAAAACAAATATGGCTTTTACAACAGGTAATAGTTTCGTCAATAAAGTTGCAGCAGGTGCCGCAGTTTTTGGAGCCGCAACACAGGCGGTTAATACAGTTTCGGCTATTAGTGCTGCGTTATCAACTCTTGATAGTTCTGCTGGCGTCGGCGGCGCACTTAGAGCGTTAAATCTTCCCGCAGGAGGCGAAGCGATTGGAGACATTGCCAGTGCTTTTGCTGCGTTCCAAGGTGATCCGTATGCTAATGATTGGCGTGTCAGATTAAGTCTTCCAAATTGGTCTAGTTTTAAATCTAGCCCAGTACTAAAACCGCTTAGAGATGCTGGCGGGTTTGTGTTTCCTTTTACTCCAAGGATTACTATTAAAGGTAATGCCAAGTATACTCCAGAATCGGTTGTGCATTCAAACTATCCTGTAAATTCCTATAAGAACAGCGACCCAGGAACTATCGAAATAACTGCAACAATGGCAGTTGAAGATGCAGGACAGGCGTTATATTGGATTGCAGCAGTACATTATTTACGTTCTGTGTCAAAAATGTTCACTGGTTTTGATCCAAAAGCCGGCAACCCACCTCCCATAGTCATGCTAAACGGTTATGGCAACTATGTTTTCAAGAATGTTCCTGTAGCTGTCTCAGGATTTACGTTTACTTTACCATCAGATACAGACTACATTCATTGCGATGTAGTTGGTTCTGCGGCAGGAAACATTGCAGGATCAGCAGATGCAGTTAGTGGTTTGGCAGATACACTCGGAGGAGCAATCCCAGGTATTTCTGGATTTGCAGATACATTTAGTGCCATCGCTGGCGGCGTTGGCCAAGTAGCAGGTTTGTTAGGAACATTTGGTATTGGCGGAACAACCAGCGGAGGAAAAGCCTATGTTCCAACTAAGAGTGAATTTACTGTTACATTAACACCAATGTATAGTAGAACATCAATACGTAAGTTCAGCCTTGACAGGTTTGTAACCGGTTCGTATTTAAATAGTTCATTCGGGTACATTTAATCATGGCACAATATAGTATCTTAAGCCCTTGGCATACAACAAATTTCAAACAAGACTATCTTGATATCTTATCAATTAGACCAGTTAGTGCCGAGCCAGACGATTTTCTTTACACAATAGAAAGTCAGTATATGTACAGACCGGACTTGCTAGCCTTTGACTTGTACGGTGATGCACAATTATGGTGGGTGTTTACACAAAGAAATATGGATGTTCTAGAAGATCCTATTTTTGATTTTGTCCCAGGAAAGAAAATTTATATTCCTAAAGCAAGTGGACTCCGAACTGTGTTAGGAGTTTAATATGGGTTTTGATGTAATTGGAGCAACAACTAATCTTGTACAAACTGCTTCTTCATTAGGTAATAACTTTGGATCAATTCCTGGAGGAATAAGTGTTCCAGCACCAAACATTTTATCAAACTACGCCAGCTATACGTATGTTATTGCCTTACACCCTTTAACTCCTAACGAGTTTAATTTTCCAGACCAGTCGTATATTCAAGGAAAAGTTCTACCAATTATTTGCAAGTCGGCATTTGCCGACCCAGTAAACAGGATTCAAACACCTAATTTTGGAAAACAAGATTTCTTTATTAATAATTTAACATTTGACACGTATATTGGTAATACCAATCCTAAAACAACCTCTGTTGCTACGATTCAATTTGACGTTGTTGAACCGTACAGTATTGGGTTGTTTGTCAATGCTTTACAAACTGCCGCCCTTAAAGCAGGTTATACTAACTGGAGAGATGCTCCGTTTTTACTAAGCATCGAGTTTAGAGGAAATACAGAAAAAGGAACAATGCAAAAAGTTCCGTTTTCAAAACGATATGTTCCTATAAGAATGTCAGATATGACAATGAATTCGACAGATCAAGGAACACGATATTTAATTAATGGATATGCAACACAAGGGTTAGCTCTTACAAAAGAGTTTGCATCTTTAAGAACAGATCTTAGTATTAAAGGAAAAACAGTTCAAGAAGTGTTACAAACTGGCCAAGAAAGTTTACAAAATGTTGTGAATGCTAAGTTATATGAAGCTATAGATAATGGTTCTAGAAAAGTTGCAGATCAAGTTGTCATTATTTTTCCAAAAGATATGGCAGACAGTAAAGCTGTATCAAGAGCAGCAACTCAAAACGAAACATCGCCTAATACTGCTTACATAAATCCTCAAACTTCAGGAAGTTCTGCTGAACTATTAAAGAAAATAGGTGTAACAGTTGCAAATTTAGAACAGTCTTCGGGCGATGTAAATGAGATTGGTGCTAGTAGTTTAGGATTTAATCCTACTAGAAAATCAGAACAATCTCCAGGAAGGCAAGACCAGACATGGGACCCTGCACTAAAAATATGGCTTAGAGGAAAATTAATTCCTAATTGGGACGAAGGATCCTTTAAATTTAGCCAAGCTGTTGATATACCTACGGCTATAAATCAAATTATTCTAGCCAGCGAATATGCCGAAAAAGCATTGGCCAATCCAGTTAACGGTATGGTAACTTGGTGGAGAATTGCTACACAAGTGTATTACGTCGAGACAAAAGAAAATGATGCAGATATTGGAAAAATGCCAAAGATAGCAGTATATCGTGTAATACCTTATAAGGTACATTTAAGCAAAGTTGCTGGATCGGGTGTTGCAGTAGATGGTATAGATTTTTTAAAAGCTCGAGCCATTAAAAGGTATGATTATATCTTTACAGGAAAAAATACAGAAATTATAAAATTTAATATTGATTATAATGTTGGTTTTGCAAACAGTTATGCATCTGATGCTTTTTTAAACAGTATAGGACTGGCAAGAGCTAAATCAGAACAAACTGTAGCTGAAAAACCTAGCGGATATACAGACGTCCCAGCTTTTAAGCCTCAAGGCGCACCTCAATCTCAATCCGATCAGCGAGGTGCCCAACGTACAATGTCTCGAGACGATCAAATAGATAACAGTCAAGACAAAGTCGGTGGCAATGCTGCTGAAACTGCTCTTCAGCGATTGGCTAAAACATTCCACGAAGCAATTACAAATCCTTACGACATGACTCAGTTAGATTTAGAAATACTAGGAGATCCTTATTGGTTTGCCACTAGCGGTATGGGCAATTATGTCGCACAACCAGTTCAAGGATTTAAAGATTTGGCCATGGACGGTTCAGTTAACTGGCTTGCAAACCAAGTAGATGTAGTGGTCAATTTTAGAAGCCCAATTGATATAAATCAAACAACCGGGATGTATAACTTTGCTGGACCAAATCACATGGACATGACAAAGGATCCAAAGGCAGGACCTGCAATTGGTTTTACTGGAGCATATTGTGTTACTAATGTAACAAATTATTTTAAAGACGGGCAATTTAGACAAGCACTCAAAGGTTTTAGGAGAGATGGTCAGGAATTTCAAACAATTGCCAAGAAAGAAAATACTCTTAATCCTAAGAATGAAGGCAGAACACAACAAGGTGGTAAATCTTAATGGGCGCATCAAATAATTTTGATACAATAGAACCAGGCGTTAATCGTCCCAAGGAAGGTATTTTTCTTGCTGAAGTGGTAGGGCACCAAGATAAAACTTTTATGGGAGTGTTAGAAGTAAGATTACACAGACCTTACGGAAATAAGTTAGCTCCGGGACAAACCTTTCAGGCAAAATTTATGAGTCCTTTTTACGGATCAACGCCAAACGAAGGTTTGACTTTAGACGACGACTACTCTCATACACAAAAAAGTTACGGCATGTGGTTCGTTCCTCCGGATATTGGAACAACTGTTATTGTTATTTTTGTTCAAGACGATGCCAAATATGCATACTGGATTGGTTGTGTACCTGAAGAAGGAATGAACTTTTCAGTGCCAGGTCAAGCTGCTACTAAATTTACATTAGACGGAGAAGGCAGAGTTCCTGTAGCGGAATATAATAGATTACTTAATGAAGGTGTAAGAACTGATATTACAAAAATTCTTAAGCCTAAAAATTTATTAACAGATGTTTTAACAACACAAGGATTAATAAAAGACGATATTCGAGGCATAACAACATCTAGTGCTCGTCGAGAATTTCCTAGCAGTGTATTTGGAATAAGTACACCCGGCCCGCTAGACAAAAACGGTCCAACAAAGAAAATAGGTATTAAAGGTCGAGAAGCAGATCAGCTTCCAATGAGTCGCCTTGGCGGCACAACATTTGTAATGGACGACGGCGATGACAAGTTTATTAGAAAAACGCTAGCCAGTGAAGGCCCACCAGAATATTCTTCTGTTGAAAATACAGAAACTGCTGGATTGCGTGATGTGCCTCACAACGAGTTAGTTCGCATACGAACTAGAACAGGTCATCAAATATTGATGCACAACTCAGAAGATTTAATTTACATTGGTAATGCTAGTGGAACAACGTGGATAGAAATGACCAGTAACGGAAAAATTGATATCTACGCCGAAGACAGCATAAGCATTCATACAGAAAAAGATTTAAATTTTAAAGCAGATAGAGATATTAATTTAGAAGCTGGCACAGATATTGAATCGTTGGCTACTGCTAATACAAAAATTACAAGTGGAGCAAACTCTCATATCAATAGCGGCACTTCTCACAGAGAGACTGCTGGAAAAATTTATATGAATAGTTCGCAAACAGCAGAAAAATCAGTAGCATTAGAGGTCTGTACAGTTCCTAACAAAGAAGGAATACAAGACTTAGAAACAATTATGATGCGTGTGCCACAGCATGAACCTTGGCCGCACCATGAAAATTTAGATCCAGTTTCTTTTAAAAATACTGACAGAGAGTCGACAAAATCAATAGCAACTCCAAAAGCATTTAAAGAATACACAACAAAAACTGATACATTTGAAAAGATTATACCACCAAGTGCTAATCAAGGAGCGCAATAATGAGCGAAAATTCAAAATTATATAATAAAATAGTATTATCACCAAACCAGCGAAACGATTTAATTGCCCCAAAAACATATAAAGGTTTTAGCACAGTTAGTAGTGACACAGAAAATTTTGCGTTATACGATTTTCAGCTGATTCAACAAGACTTACTGAATCATTTCCATACCAGACAAGGCGAAAGATTAATGAATCCAGCGTTTGGAACGATTATATGGGATTTATTATTTGAACCACTAACAGACCAACTTAAAAATTTAATAGTTGAAAACGTAAACACTATTATAAATTACGATCCTAGAATAAGTGCAAGTCAAGTGTCTGTTAGTCAATACGACACAGGAATACAGCTTGAATGTGTATTAACTTATTTGCCCTACAACATTAGTCAGTCCATGCAATTAAGGTTTGACCAAGCAAACGGACTGTTGTTAGGATAAAGTACGTACATTATTTTCATCGATAAATATTGTTATTAGGATAAATCATGACGGTAACTGCTAGACAAAATAAACTTTTAATATCTGAAGATTGGAAAAAAATATACCAATCTTTTAAAAATGCTGATTTTCAAAGCTATGACTTTGAAAATTTACGCCGTACGATGATTGATTATATCCGTCAAAATTACCCAGAAGATTATAACGATTATATCGAGTCTAGTGAATACCTTGCTCTTATTGACCTTATTGCATTTTTAGGTCAAAGTATTGCCTTCCGTGTTGATTTAAACGCCCGTGACAACTTCTTAGAACTAGCAGAGCGACGCGAAAGCGTACTACGTTTAGCACGTCTATTATCTTATAATGCCAAGCGAAGCGTAGCAGCCAGCGGATTGTTGAAATTTTCTAGCATTTCAACAACTGAAAATGTAGTAGATAGTACAGGCAGGAACCTAGCAGGGCAAGTAATTAACTGGAACGATGCTAGTAATCCAAACTGGTACGACCAGTTTATTAAAGTTATAAATTCTGCATTTGCAAAAACTCAGCAATTTGGTAACCCAGCAGCTAGTGATACGATTTACGGAACCCCAACAGATCAATATGTGTTTCAGAATAATACTACAGGTTTGCCTATTTACGGATTCACAAAAGTTGTTGCTGGCCGAAGCATGGACTTTGAGGTAGTTAGTACTACATTCAAAGGACGCTCTTACGTATACGAAGAAACTCCAAAGCAAGGAAATCGTTTAAGTTGCATTTACAAAGATGACGGCCGAGGAACTGGTAGCCCAGGTTCAGGTTTCTTTTTAAGATTTGTTCAAGGCACATTGAACACAGGAACATTCTCAATCACACAACCTAGTAATAATCAATCTATAGACATTGACAGTCAAAATATCAACAATGACGATGTGTGGTTGTACCAGTTAGATTCTGAAGGCGCAGAATCTACATTGTGGACTAGCGTTTCAAATTTTGAAGCCAACAATATCATCTATAATAGTGTTAATAAAAATATAAGAACAATTTTTTCTGTTATAACAAGAACAGGCGATGCTGTTAGTTTACAGTTCAGCGATGGAACATTTGGTGATTTACCGTTAGGCACTTTTAAAACTTATTATCGTGTAAGTAACGGGTTAAGTTATACAATTAATACACAAGACATACGAAATGTAAGTATTTCGTTTCCTTATATTTCAAATTCAGGACAACAAGAGGCATTAACTATCTCTATGAATTTGGCAAGCAGCGTTTCAAATGCAGCTGTCGCCGAGTCTAGCGAGGATATTAAAGCAAATGCACCTCAGACATACTATACACAAAATAGAATGGTTACCGGCGAGGATTATAATATTAGTCCTCTATCCGCTAGCACTCAAATATCAAAAATTAAGGCTATTAACAGAACAAGTTCTGGTATTAGCAGATACTTTGATTTGTCAGATCCAACAGGAAAATACAGTTCGACAACGTTATTTGCAGACGACGGCTTAGTTTACAAAGAAGAATTTACTAATCTATTTAGATTTTCTTATGCAAACAAAACAGACATTGAAGGAATAATTTATAACGACATAGTTGATATTTTAAAAAATATTGATTTAAGAAACTTCTATTATGAAAAGTTTTTAAATTATGTTGAAGGACTTGATACTATTTGGACTAATGTGACTAGCGATACAGGACTATCAACTGGTTATTTTGGTGCAAGTACTGGAAATGCAATATACAAACTAGGCGAGTTTACTTCAACTGATTTAAAATATATTAAAGCAGGCTCGTTGATAAAATTTACAGCCCCGGCTGGTTGGTATTTTGATACATTTAATAACAATCGATTAGTTTACGGTTCTGCAACCGCCCAAGGCGCAACTACTGTGTTATGGGCAGAAGTAGTTAGTGTAGTTAATGACGGATCTGCTAGCGGCACAGGAGTGTTGCCAACAGGGTTTGGACCTGTAACTCTTAATAGAACTATCCCGTCATTGTCGACTGGTTCTGGAGTTAATCCGTTGTTATCTTTAATCATTCCAATATGGAGAACCGCAATAGATTCGGACACTATCAGCACTATGATAGATTTAATTTATTCAAATAAGCCATTTGGTTTAAGATACGACGCAGTGAATCAGCAATGGAAAATTATTTTTGAATTAAATTTAGATACAAAGAATAAATTTAGTTTAGGAAAACAAGGCGATCAAACTAATCTTAGACAAGACGCTAGTTGGCTCTTATTGTTCACTACAGATAACGAATTTTATTCAGTAGAATCAAGATGCCAACGTTATATTTTTGAAAGCGACAAACAAACACGTTTTTACTTTGAATCTCTTAATAAGATATATGATAGTAAAACAAATTCAATCGTTAAAGATTTGATTAATGTTC